TAAACAAATGCTTATTAGCAATAATAATATTAATAAAATTAATCAAAGCACATATGCTTTCTTTATTAATAAGAGCATCAAAACATACATGATTATCCATAATCACTATTTTATCACAATTTAGCAAATTATTATAACTTTCATATAATTTATATTTATTAGACAAAATTGGTACATAAGTATTAATAAAATTATTATTTTTTCGCTTGTTATTGTTATTATTCATAAATTATAAAAGTCTTAGTATTTTTTAACCTTTAAAACTAATAATAATTTATCAATTTTAGAAATTATTATTAATTTTAGAAATTATTATTAATTTTTTAAATTATTATTAATTTTTGTTATACTAAAAAAAAATTGATTTCATTTTTGAGAATATTATTTAAAGATATTACAAGTTAAATACTAACTAATCAAAACAAATGTCGGTTCTTTCGCTCTATATTCCTATTATTCGCAACGCAAGTGAGGAATACATTATTAAGATGTTCAAAACGCATAATATTGGAAAAGTAATGCGTGTTGACTTCGTTTTCAACAAAATTAAACAGCGTCGTGAAGCATTTGTTCATTTTGATGAGTGGTTTACCAGTGATGAATCCAAGCAACTCCAAGAAGACGTCATGAATCCTACTACTATGACACGATTTAAGTATCAAGGAGAAAATTTTTGGCCACTTTTGGTAAATAAAAATGCGCATAAGCGTGTAGAAAATCCTAATTATGCGATTCTAAACAAAACAGAGGTTAAAAATGCTTACAAGTCATCTCTAGTGATTCCATTTACAAAGCATAATAATGTCCAACAACAACAGCTTCCAAACAAATGTGTTAAAGTAAACTAAAAAAGCAAATAAAAATAACAAAAAAACACAGCTACTAGAGTTCTAAGAAACCAAAGCAAAAACAAAAACAAAAACAAAAACAAAAAACAAACAAAAACAAACATAAAAACAAAAAACAAACATAAAAAATTTTTTTTTTTGATGTTTAAAATTTTTTATTAAATATTTAATATTAAATAAAAAATTGAAATATATTTTATACAATACTAAACCATTTATCAAGTAATTAATTACTATGGGAGCAGGTGTTTTACCAGTAGCATTATATAAAGGCACATTATTTTTATTATTAGGTCAAGAAAGAAATAATAATTTATGGTGTGACTTTGGCGGAAGTCCACATAAAGGAGAAAAACCATATAAAACAGCAATCAGAGAAGGCAGTGAAGAATTAAATGGATTTTTAGGTGATGAAAATGATTTTGAAACAAATGTTAGTAATAATTTCATATTATCAATTAGTTTTGATAGATATACAAGTTATATTTTTAGAACAAATTATGATAAAAAACTGCCTATGTATTTTACAAATGTAAATAAATTTGCTGAATTTCATTTACGAGACAAAATTGAAACACAACATAATGGACTATTTGAAAAAAAACAAATTCAATGGTTTCCATTATCAAAATTTAAAGAAGACAAATCACGTGCTATGTTTAGAGAGCATTATAAACCAGTATTAGATTCTGTCTTAAAAAATGAGCAATTTATTATTAAGTATATTGAAACAATGAATTAAATTAATAACTCACTAACCACTAACTCTATTTTTTTATATGTTTTATGTTATACATTAATAATTAGTATATATTAATTAGTATATATTAATTATTATAGTTATGTCAATTTCAAAAGAAGATAAAAATAATTATGGCATAGTTTATACACCAAATTCTTTAGTTGACAAAATATTAGATTTAATACCATTAGAACATTATAAAAACCCAACATTAAAATGGTTGGATATTGGTGCTGGAAATGGAGCATTTTCTTTAAATCTTTATAATCGTCTAATGAACAATTTATCAACAGCAATTCCAAATAATGAAGCACGAAAAACACATATATTAGAAAATATGCTTTACATGTGCGAAATTTATATTCCACATATTAATAAATTAGAAACCCTTTTTTCTCACAAAACAAATATTATAAAAACAGATTTTCTTTCATTAAATAACAATGACTTATTTAATAATAATCAACATTTTAATATTATTATTGGCAATCCGCCGTACAATATTAATGGAGCATTAAAAACTCCAACAAATAATTCTTTAAAGAAAACAGAAGATGGAAAACAAATATATGTTGAATTTGTTAAAAAAAGTTTGACATTGCTAGAAACAAATGGACACTTAGCATTAATAATACCAGCATTATGGATGAAACCAGACAAAGCAGGACTATACAATATTTTAATAAATAATAATTTTACAATAAATAATTTACATTGTCTCTCAACAAATGAAACGCAAAAAGAATTTTTATATCAGGCACAAACTCCTACTTGTTTTTTTTGTGGAACATATGGGAAAGTCCCCCCAAATAAAACAATCCCAATTTACGATAAAATTTATAAAACTTATATATGTTACAAATTATTACCAAATTATCCAATTCCAACACATGGAATTAGTATTATAAATAAACTTTTATATTATGTTGAGCAAGTAGGTTATTTAAAAGTATATAAATCAAATAGTCCACCTAAAAAATCATTATTTGGAGAATCAGACACAAATACTATATTAAATATTAAGACTACAAATCTCTCAAATAAAACACCGCAATTAATAAAAAATTATTCAAATATTTTACAACATTATGCAAATATACCAAAATTAATATTGGCCCATAAAATGTATGGATTTCCTTATTTAGATAGTTCAGGAAACTATGGTATATCTTCACGTGATAATTATATTTTAACTATAAATGATTATTCACTTGAAGAATTAAAACAAATACAAGCATTTCTCTCAACAAAATTTGCTTTATTTATTTTTTCAACAACAAATTATAGAATGCGTTATTTAGAAAAGTACGCTTTTTTATTTTTACCAAATATTACTAAAATTACAAATTTTCCCAATTTATTAAATTTAAATCAACAGCAACGAGATAAATTAATAATTAACTTTTTTAATTTATCTGAATTAGAAGAAGTAGCTATTACTAATTCTTTAAATAATTATAATCATTTTATAGATTGTTAGTTATGTATTATTTAGTTGTATTTTTACGTTTTCTATGTGTTCCTCTCCGTTTCTTTTGTCTACGTGTTCCAGCACGTTTCTTATATCTGCGTGTTCCAGCATGTTTCTTATATCTACGTGTTCTACGTTTGCCTCCACTGGTACCACCTCCTAACCACGAAACATCTTCAGGAAGCACGCCGGCGTTTATCTGGCCTAAGGCAGCATCAAATGGATCGGTAGGAGCACCAGCAGGAGGAGGAGGAGGAAGAGCAACAGGAGCAGGAGCAGGAGCAGGAGCAGGAGCAGGAGCAGGAGCAGGAGCACCAGCATCAGGAGAAGCAGATGTTGCCGTGGTTAAAGTTGTAGTACTGGCTACAGAACTTGAAAATGCAAACATACTACTCATTCCAATTCCTTTAACAATAGACTTATCAATAGCTATTATATAATTACTATTTGAAGGATCACCAGCCGCCATATCAAATATTTCAGTAATAAATTTATAATAATCATCAATGTAATCATTTGAATTTAGGTTATCTTTATCATCAGAATTTGGAGCAAACATATCTCTTAATATAGTATTGTTTTTTTTTATAGTTTCTAGCGGTTGAGAATGAAAGTCTAATATTTTTTTTGCTGCAATATAGTTAGCAATATTATCTGCTATTGAAGTATCAACCTTAAACCTTTCAATCATATTCTTGATTTTATTAATCTCTGCTTCTACTTCTATTCTCTCCTCAATATCATCTATTGTTTCTAATTCAGTTTGAAGTGTTTCTAACTCAATTGATCTTGCTATAAACTTTTTACCATTAGGATTAGATTCTAAGTTACTTTTCATTTCATCAAATTGAGCTTTTGCTTTTTCTAAATCATCCAATTTTGTAAAATTGTCATCAAAAATTATAGTGAATTTGTCCATAAATATAGTTTGTAAATATTCAACAATTGTTTGTTTAACTTCATCTTTATTTTTATCATAAATAGTAATACTTACGGCAAAATTTGTTAATGCCTTGTAGAACATTCTAGCAGAAGTATTAAGATATGGATTTGTACGTTCAGGTAAGTTATTATAATTTTTTATCATAGTTAAGTCAATATTAGAGTGATCAAGAGGAGCACCACCATTATGATTTGTGTCATATTCTAGACGACCTTGTTCGCGTGATAGGTCTATGCCAGATCTTCTCGCCGCCGCCCTTGCCGACGCCCTATTCTCCACTGCTGCCTCCGTCCTCGCCTCCGCCGCATCCACCGCCTCCCACGCCGCCGCCTCCCTCGCCGCCTCTCTCGCCGCCGCCATCTCTGCCGTCTTCCCCTCCCACTCCGCCGCCCTCACCCTCTCCGCCCCCCTCGTCGCCGCCATTTCCGCCACCATCCTCCGCGGATCTGCTGCCGCATTTGCCTCTCTCTCCTCATCAATCTCTGTCGCCCTCGCCGCCGCCGCCCTCGCCACCTCCCTTCCTGTCACTACTGCCGCGGCCATCGTCGCCTCATCCCTCGCCGCCCTTGCCTCCGCTTCTGCCGCCTCCACCTCCGCCCTTGCCGCATCCAGTTGAGCCCTTGTTGCTTGCGAGTCCGCTTTCGCCCTCGCCTCCTCCGCCATTTCCATATTAGCTCTTGCCGCTGCCGCCCTCGCCGCCGTTGCCCTCATATTTTCCTGCCTCGCATTGCCCACCCTACTTCTCCCTCGCGCAACAAGCCGCGCATTCTTGTTTTGATTAAAAATATCCAATAAAGAATCAAGTGTATTTTTTATATCTTGACTATCAGTACTTTCATCTATAAATTTATCTCTATTTGTTTTAATAATGTCAATATATTTTATCATATTTTCACAAATAATATACAATATTGTAGTTGGATAAAAATATATTATTAAAAGTTGTAAAAAGAATTCTTTTAAGTTTGTTCTAATAGTAGCATTTTTTTTAATAGCATCATTGTTATTATTTATAGTATCTATAATTAACTTTGTTATATCAATATTATTATTCATAAATTCTGATATTTTTCCTAGTTCTAATATTTCGTCACGTGAATTTAAAACATTTTCAATATATATAGCCAAGCTATTAAACATTTTAGTAGTTTCATTTTTAATATCAAAAGATCTTATTTCACATAATAATTGTAGAATTCTTCTTTTTTCTACTTTAACTTTTGATTCATTTAAGTCAGAAAGGTTTATAATTTTTTTAATAAATTCATTGTATTTACTATTAAATGATTTTATGCCATCACTATATTCTCTTTGTGATAAGTCTTTAGTTAAATTTATCTGTTGAGCAGGTAATAATGGTGTTGAACCAAAATCTTTTATTGCTTGACCCATTTTGCCTAATGCTTGTGGTGTGTTTACAAATGCTTTTGCTCCTTGTCCTAATATTTTCACAGATCCTGTTACAGGTGCTGTTAAAGCTTTTTTGGCTAAATTTTTTCTTTCGTCCCATTTTTTTTGTTCAGCCATTATTGCACTTGGCAACTGCTTAGGAGAAGGCATTGATGGTGGAACTGATTTTTTACTAAAGAAACCACCTCCTTCTTGATCTTCTCCAAAATTATCAAAATTTTCTTCACTATTTGACATATTATTATAATATATGTATATATTATAAAATATAATTTATAATTTAATAAAAAATGAATATTTTAATAAAAATAAAAAATGAATAATTTATAAACAATATAGTAATCTTTATAAACTAGAAATATTCATTACATTAATTACAATTCAATAGTTTCTATTTTTTCCTGTATAATTTCTAAAATTAATGAATTTGCCCAAGTAATAGTATTTGTATCTATATAATTACTATAATTATGTATAGCATTTTTTATATATATAATATTTCCACTATTAATAGTTTTTTCAACTTCATGTAAAAATAAGTCAATATATACATCATTATTAGCAATTTCCATTATTAAAAATTAAATATTATTAAATATTATAAAAAAATGTTAAATAGTATCAATTTTTATAATTTAAAAAATTGATACTATTTATTATTTCATATTATAATTATTATAAAATAATATGTTGTATACTAGTTTGTTAAATCAGAAATATTTACTAAATAATATTATTTATAATAATTT